TCGTGGTTGAGGGGTTAATCTAAAGTTCATCTCTCGGTAAAGCCATTACTCCAAATAATTTTATTAATTGGAGATTTGACGATGGCTTTACCTAACAATATTTTACAAAATGTTCAAACGTACCAAAAGGCCGAGCTGGCATTCCTGCTTAACTCGTATTGTGGTATTCATTTAGCTAACAAAAAATTCAAAGACTTCAACAAACTTGAAGCCAACTTGGGCGATACGGTTACATTCGATTTAGCACCTCGCTATTTAGGTTATAATGGTTTGGTTATTACTAATCAGCCATCTCAACAACGTTTACAGCCTTTGGTTTGCTCACAAGCTGTCAACGTATCTGCTGCTTATTCTGATCAACAGTTCATCTTTAACGTCCGTGAATATATGGATCGTTTTGGTGAAGGCGCGATCAAGGAATTAGGATCGGTTGTTGAATCAGACATTCTGAAAAACATAGTTTCAGGTGTTCGAATTAATGATCCACAAAATGCAAATTTTGGTCAATTGCAAACAGCATCAGGCCCGTATCGTTTTTATGGTGATGGCGTTACACAGATCAATAGCTATGGTCAATTAGCACAAGCACTTGCTAACTTCCGCGACTACGGCGCATCAAATCTGAAAACGAAAGCAATTCTACCAATGACCAACATTCCAGCAATTGTTAATACTGGCTTGAATCAGTTCACAATGAATCGTAACAACGAAATTTCCATGTCATGGGAACTTGGTAAATTCAGCGATTGCGAATGGTATCAATCAAACCTATTACCTACCCACATCGCAGGAAACGTAGGTAATGCAGCAACAGTATTGACAGTTGTCAGTACAAATGATCCAACTGGTGCCAATGTAACGCAGATTACATTCTCTGGTGCAGGTGCTACTGATCTAAACGCGATCAAATCTGGTGATTTACTACAGTTCCAAGATGGTGTTTCTGGTCAGCCAAACATGCGTTATTTAACATTTATTGGTCATCAAACATCACAACAGCCTGTACAATTCCGTGCGACTGCTGATGCTGCATCTAACGGTGCTGGCGCTGTTGTTATCAATATATTCCCAGCATTGGTATGGCAACAGAACAACAACCAGAACTTAAACAATGCAATTGCAGCAGGCATGAAAGTCAAAGCACTTCCAAGCCATAAAGCAGGTATCGTTTACTCTGGTGAACAGTTCTATCTTGCAATGCCACAGTTACCAGATCAAAGCCCATTCACAACCGTCTCACAAATGGATAAAGACACTGGTGCATCTATCAGACATTACTTCGGTACGCAGTTTGGTCAAAACGTAAGAAGCTATGTTCGTGATTGCATTTGGGGTTCTGTGATGGTTCCTGAGAACTGCATGCGCGTCATCTTGCCTTTATAATGTTTGATTGAAGATCAATTAAAGTGCGGTTTAATTATCGCACTTTAACTTAACCAGAATATGACTTAAGAGGATTTAAAAAATGCCAAACGTATTCGCTCAAAGTGCGGTTCCAATTGTAAAGATACCTTACCTAAATATTAAAGGCTTGCAGGTTTATTACAATTCAAATACAAAAGTAAATATTGCAGCTGGTAGATGTCATGATAGTACCGATATATATGACATGGTAGCAAATGACATCATCGTTATTGATACCGCAGCGGTAGGCCTTAATGGATTAGATACTGGTGTTTTGGTTGCAGATAAAGTTTATGCGATCTATCTAATTTCAGATACAGTAAGTGGCAACCCAACTGGTGCAATAGCATCTTTAGATTTCACGACTCCATTAATGCCGTTTGGTTATAGCGCATATCGTTTGATCGGTTTTGCTGTCACTGATTCAGCAGTACATTTCTTGAAAATGTATACCTCAGGAAATGCTAACGCACGTAAATTTACATACGATGCGCCTATTGCTACTGCGGTCACTGCTGGTGCTTCTGGTACGTATGCTGCTGTTGCGCTTGCTAAATTTGTTCCACCTATGGATCAATTACCTGTCATGATTCAAACGAAATTTACTGCCGCTGCTGCTGGTAGTTTATTGAATATGCAAGGTGGTAATTCAACAGGCGATCAAGTTTCTATTGTTGGTCAGATTACAGGATTAATTGATAATGCTAATGTTGTATTAGCACAATTAGTTTCTGGTTTGCCAGTTATTAACTACAAAGTTTCAGCCGGAACAGTTGCTATCAATGTTTGTGGTTTTGATTACTACTTGTAAGGAAATAGCATGACTTATCCAGCAATTGAATTGATTAACAGAGCTTGGTACTTATCAGGGATTATCGCTAGGGACATGGAAACAGTCCCTGGAGAATATACCACGGAAGGTCTATTTCTTTTAAATTCATTGCTGGATCTTAAGTCTGCTGATTTGATTTTAATTCCTTATTTTAAGTTGTATGAATTCAATATGGTTTCTGGTCAGGAACTATATGTAATTCCAGATTTGTATGAGATTCAAACTATGACATTCAACATAGGAGATGTTCGTTATCCTATGACGGAAGTCACAGACGTCAAATACTTTGGGAATGGCCGTGTAGACAATATTCTATCATTGCCATTTTCATGGAATTTGATTAGAACTAAAGGTGGATCAGAATTACGTGTTTATTATTCTCCTACTGATAACTACGTATCACATATTTACGGTAAATTTGCGCTTACAAATGTCACGCTCAATCAAGATATATCTCTTACATACGATGGGTTCTATTCAGAATATCTTCGTTATTGTCTTGCAGAATATATGTGTAATGAATGGGATGTTGAGTTTTCAGAAGCAAAGAAAAATATGCTTAGAACTTATGAAAAAAAATTAACTTACATACAACCACCAGATTTAACGATACAGAAAATTCCAATGATGGGAACAAAAACATCTATTAATTGGGCTGCGGCCAATATTGGAAAAGGTTGGACTGTTTAATGAAGCCATCATCACGATCATATAAAGAAATTCCACTAGAAATAGTCGGATCTACTAAGTTCGGTAGATACGATAAAATGTCTAGTGAGCAAACGTATAATATGATTATTAGTGACGGTTGGTTAGTTCCATGTGCGGGATATAAACAAATTCAAAAGATTGATCCAAATGGTCAAGGTAGAGGCATATATTCAAGTGCTAAATTAAATAAAATGTTTGCAGTAATAAACAATGATGTATTCGAATTTGATACCACATTAAATAGAACGCATATAGGTAATATTGACACCTATGGTGGTGATGTCTTTATAGCTGAAAATAATAATGGTCAGATTGCCTTCAGTGATTCCAATAAATTATATATTTATAATAATGGGACGGGGGTATTTGTTGATGCAGGCGTTTCTTTTATTCCTGGGTATCTCTCATTCCAAAATGGACGATTTGTTTCGCCAGCTAAAATTGGAACCATTGATAACTTGTGGGAATTATCAGCAGTTGGAAATGGTCTTAGCTGGCCAGGTGGAACAGGCAATCAATCAGCTTTACAAACAAAACCAGATCGCACGGTCGCAGCAATTAGATTCCCTGGTCGAGGAAATTTACTCCTCGTCTTTGGTGAAACAGTAGCTGAGCAATGGAATGATGTTGGTGCAGCATTATTTCCATATCAAAGAAATCCATCCATCAATATCGATTTCGGATGTTTAAACCCATCAACAATTGCTGAAATGGATAATATTGTTTGTTGGCTTGGTGCAAACGAAAAATCAGGCCCAGTCATTATGTATTCAACTGGTGGTGATATTGATCATATCTCAACTGATGGTATTGATTTTAAGCTTGCCAATTTGACAGAGCCATCAGACTGTTATGGATTTATGTTCAAACAAGATGGTCATGTTTGTTATGTCATCACATGGCCAACGGATAATGTCTCATATATGTATGATTTTAATACAAAGCGATTCTTTACGTTAACCGATGAAAACCAAGATGCCTTTATTGCTAAACGTGTCGTATTTTTTAATGAAAAATATTACTTTGTCAGCATCAGGGATGGCAATTTATATGAATTTGGAACGCAATACACCGATTATGACTATGGTGATGATGTCAAATTCGAGGTTCCACGTATTAGAATTGTGCCTAGTATTAGACTGCCTGACCAATCGCGTTTTATCGCGGGTTATACTGGCTTTACTATCGAACAAGGCGCTATTGAATACAATAACCGTGATACGGTATTTGATTTAATGACGGAAGATTATAACTATCTTACGATGGAAAATGATATTTTGCTCGGTGGTGGTTATAATTATGCGAATAATGTTCCGAGAGTTGATCTCACTCTATCTAAAGATGGCGGAGTTACATTCGGATCAACATCTAGTAGACCGTTAAATCCATTAGGTAAACGACAGAATCGATTAGCATGGTGGCGATTAGGTCAGGCAAATGATTTTGTTCAACAGTTTAGATTCTTAGGGTTTGGCAGATTTGTCGCAACCAACGGTATTACTGGAATCAAATTATGATCATACCTACTTACACTCAAGAAAGATTAGTCGATGAAGATCGATATATGACCCGTCCTTGGCAAGCTGTCATTAGTGGATTATTACAGAATATGCAGAAGGCACTCAGTGATGAGGGCTTTGTCATACCATCACAATCGACTGTTAATATAAATATTCTTGTTTCAATTAATCCAGAAACATTACAGCCATATATGGCAAATGGTACAATCATTTACGATTCAACAACGAATCAATTTAAAGGTATGGTGAACGGTGTTCTTAAGACGTTTACGCTTACATAAGGATATGTGATATGGCAATGAACTGGGGTAAAGGTCTATCTTCTGGTGCAGCCGGTGCAGGTGCAGGTGCTTCATTTGGATGGCCTGGTGCTG